TTTTTGCATTGGAAAATATATTTTTTATAAAATTTTTGTGACAAAGCACAAAGAAAAGGACTATGTATACTTAATAATTGGAACATTATTAATATATATATTATATAATATATTATAATATAGCAGAAAAATACCAAATTTGCAAATGATATTACAAGTTTTCTAATTTTATATATGGATTTCAAAGAAATAAAAGGCACAAAGCATTACATCTACGATAATGAAGATGAATTTAGACTTACTCATCCAAGTATCCCTATTCGTCACAATTGGCGGCATGGTGAAGAAGGGGAGTGGGTTTCTACAGATGATAACTTTGTGTGTCAAATCCTAAGAAAAAGCAAGTTAAAGAGTGAAAGTGGTAAAAACACATCTTATGTCCGTACAGTTTGCGGAACTTTCATTACAACGAAACTTAAACGTGACATGCTTGGGGAAAATGGTATTGCGGAAAACATATATTCCATGTCAGGAACAAATAAGACAAAGGCGGATTATAATAAAAGAGGCTGTAATTCAAAAGAATTTATTTTCGCCAGGTACGTTGCTGGGGGAATGGGAGCTACTGAGGCTTACAAGCTTGCCTTTCCAGACGCAAAATCCGAAGATTATATAAAACGCAAGACTGATAGCTTATTAAAAACGGAGAGTATACAGAAAATGGTTAAACAAGAGATTAGAGAAATACTAGATGAGGAGGGTGTAACTAACAATTGGCTTATTGAGCGTTATAAGACAATCGCTGATATGTCTGAAAGTGACACTCCAAAGCTAAGAGCACTCGATAGTCTAGCAAAAATATCTGGTTTATTTGATACAGATGAAACGAAATCAGAACAAGTCACCATTTGGGCAGGTTTTTCGCCTGAGCAGCTAGAGGAGGTCAAGAAGCATGGAAAACCAGAGCTTATCGCCCATGTCGAAAAAGACAAAGAAAAAGAAACCAGCTGATCCTTGCCCTATTTGCAATAAAGAATTGTACTTAGACAAGACTTATACACAAAGAGTGGGTCTTTTAGGTGATTTTGATGAAGTTGTAGGCTGGTTATGTCCACATTGTAGGTCTGAGTTTGATGCAGACAACCATTTAACTAAATTTTTAGGAGAAAACGGAATAAGGGGAGAAGCATAATGCCACATTTTGGTAAAAGTAGTAAAAAGAGGCTAAGTACTTGCGATAGCAAGCTACAAGAGATATTTAATGAAGTGATTAAGCACGTTGATTGCTCTGTTTTAGAAGGTCATAGGGAAAAGGATAGGCAAAACAAGCTATTTAAAGAGGGAAAGACGAAGGTAAAGTATCCTGATGGGCGACATAATCGTCAGCCTTCTTCAGCTGTTGATGTTACGCCCTACCCTGTTGACTGGAAGGATAGAGAGAGGCAAACACTGTTTGCTGGGTTCGTTATTGGCGTTGCTAGTCAGATGGGTATAAATCTGCGTTGGGGCGGTGACTGGGATCAGGACTTTCAAGTTGTAGATAATCGTTTTGACGACTTTCCACATTTTGAACTGAAGTGACAAAAAGAGACAGGCTTCGTCTATTAAACCTACTTGTAGGGTTTTTTAACCTCTACATGTGGCACATAGGTGGAACTTGGTTCACATTTATAATTGGATGTTTAAATATTGGAGTATTTGTATTTGGTAAGAAATAGTGCAGGAAACTATCTTAATCTGCTTAATGGCTGCTCTTCTTTGTTTAGAGTCGAAGAGGTTCGAGCCAAAGCCTATACCAATTGGAGCAGGGGATACTTTAATGGTTAGAATAGTGGGATATGGGTTTTGCCCATCATATTGTGAGATAGATCACAATCACATAGGACATTATAAAAATTATAACTGCGAGGAACAAAAATGCGAGCATATAACAATAAGTGAAAAGTGATTTAGGAAAATTAATAATACTTATCTGGTTATCCGCTATGGCGTATTTTGTTTACGATATATGGATAGATGTAAAATATATAGCTGATTTAATGCATGTATATGTTAAAATGGCGATGAGCCATATTGGACACTAAATGGCTAATTTAAACTTGCATGGAGACGTTAGTAAGAATGAGGAACTTCTCTCCAATGCATATAAAGATTTAATAGTATTCGGGAAACTTTTCTCTCCTCAAGACTTCCTTGCCTCTGCAACCCCTGATTTTCATGTAGAGGTAGGGAAGCTCCTCTTAGATAGGAAAATACAACAGCTTGGACTAGTTTTACCCAGAGATCACGCTAAATCAACCTTGGCAGCTACTGCCATCCTTCATCGCTTCTTATTTGCCACTAAAGAAAAACCAGAGTTTGTAGCATGGATTGGTGAAGCACAAGACCAAGCAATTGATAATCTAAACTGGGTTATGTCTCATGTCGAGCAAAATCCAGCTATACATTACTATTTTGGCGACCTTCAGGGGAACAAATGGACGAAATCGGAGTTTACGCTTACTAATGGCTGTAGGATGATAGCAAAGGGTGCAAATCAAAGACTTAGGGGCAAAAAGCAGTTATCTACCAGATTTACAGGAATGGTGCTTGATGACTTCGAGTCCGAGCTTAATACGAAGACTCCCGAATCTAGGCTGCAAATTAAGAATTGGGTAACCGCAGCTGTGTTCCCAGCTATCGATTTTGACAAAAATGGCTTCCTTTGGTGTAATGGCACAATTGTTCACTGGGATTCATTTTTAAATGGGCTTGTTGTAGGTGCTAGGGATGCTGAGAAAAGTGGGGAAGACTATTCCTGGGAAGTATATACACAAAAAGCTATTGAAGATGGGAAGCCTATCTGGCCTTCTCGTTGGCCATTATCTAAATTAGAAGATCGTAAACAATTCTACATAGATAGTGGAACTCCTGCAAAGTTCTATCAGGAGTATATGAATCAAGCAAAATCGCCAGAAGATCAGATTTTTGCTGAGGAAGATATAAATGAAGCAATTTACAGGGGGAACATTAGATTTGAAGAAGAATCAGGTAGTTGGTACATCAAGTTTGATGACGGACATACTGAGTATGTTAACATATATATTGGTGTCGATCCCGCTTCAACTGTTGCTAGTAGGAACGATTATAGCGTTATCATGGTTTTGGGAGTTACTGCGGAATATGACTACTATGTTATTGAGTATTGGCGTGAGCGAGTCCTCCCAATGGAATGTGCTGACAAGATTTTTGAGATGCTTAAAAGGTATCACCCTGTAAGAAGGGTGAATATTGAAACAATCGCTTATCAAGAGATGCTTAGAGACTATGTTCAAAAGCGTAGTAAGAAAGAGGGGCTATTCGTCCCAGGCATTGAACAGGGAATTAAAGGATACACCCAGAAGAAGAAAGATAGATTGTTTGAAGGATTACAGCCAATGTTCAAGGCTGGGGCTGTTCATCTTAAAAAACTTCATCATGAGTTTATAGGCGAGCTTTTGGATTTTCCGAAAGGCTCACACGATGACACCATTGATGCCTTTTGGCTTGCTACGCAGTATGCTAGGGGCAATCCAAAGGCAGGTAAGAAGAAAAAAGAGAAGCAGAAGGATGGAACATATATGAAGGCACGCAAAGCTTATAATTGGATAACAGGCAAGCGTGTGTAATTTTGTAGGAGAGATTATAAAAATGGTAAATTTAGGCATATGATAGAGCAAGATAAAAGAACAGAAGATATACAGGAGCGTTGGAGGAAGTGGTTTGATGCTCGTAAAGATTGGGATGTACAGGCTAGAGAAGACATAGATTTCTATCTCGGCAATCATTTTACAGATTCAGAAGCGAAAGAGTTATCTGAAAGAAATCAAATGGGTTTGCCCATTGATCGGCTATATGCTGCTATTGAGCAGTTTAAGGCAATTATCACATCTAAGCCACCAAAATTTTCTGCCGTTGGCAGAGAGGATTCAGATACGAAACTTGCACAGGTTTGGAAAACAATCCTAGAATATATATGGGATAACTCTGATGGAGACGAAGTATTCAAACAAGTGATACATGATTTCTCTGTAGCTGGTCTTGGTTACTTTTATGGGTTTATAGACCCTGAAGACGATTATGGTCGTGGTGAGGTTAAATTTACATACGTTGATCCTTTTAGAGTCGTTGTTGATCCTAATAGTAGAAATAAGTGGTTTGATGATGCAGCTGGTATGCAGCTTTCAACTATACTTACTAAAGACCAACTATTAGATGCTTATCCTATGCTTGGGGAAACTGATGAAGAGGGTAGTGCCCTTATTGATAATATTGACAATATGGGGTCTGAAGACGAAACATATCCAAAATCTCAAAACCAGCAGACTGGAGCATCATTTACACCAGATATTGTTAAAGACTATGATTGGGGTGATAAAGCTGAAAAGTATAGATTAATAGAAGATTTTAGAAAAGTTAAAGTTCCATTCTATCGTGTTGCTGATATGCAAAGTGGAACAGAGAAGATTTTAGATAGCAAGGGTTTACAAACACTTTTAGCTGATGATGGTACGCAAGAAGCATTTGATAAGGGTCAATTTGATATTGTTGAAGTACAGCAAACTAGAATACAATGTACATGTATTGTAGGTCAAGTTGTCTTATATGAAAAAATACTCGATACGAATATATTCCCATTAGTACCTGTACCAAATATTTGGACTAACACTCC